TGTATGTTGCTCCCATTTACCTTCTTGCTCCTAATTGGTATTCTAGCTGAAACCCTTTTAACGAGTATGGTGCTGTTTCTCCACCATCATTTACTCTTAATGCTACGGCAAAGCCTGAACCTTCTACTGCCTGTCTTACGAGTGGCTGTGATGCACCCCCATATGTACCGAAGCTACTAGATGAACTGCCATATGAAGTTACTCCATATACAGCAGCAATGTCACTTGAGTCTAGTTCGTAAGCTGCAGGTCTTGCAGAGTCTTTGGCTTCGTAGTCATACCTTAAAAATAAATCAGCGTCTATTGTTGATTCAGGTGCGTAGTTAATAATAACACGTTGCATGTGCTTTCGTATACCTGCATCCCCAAACGTCATGTCAGGGCTTCTGTACTTAGCATTTATTGCTGTGCCATCAAATGTATTGCCTGACTCTTGCCTGTAGATATAACCGTTTGAATAGTCACCGTGTAGTATTATAACATCTCCTGACTTAACAAACCCATCTGTACATGCAGGACGTATACCTCTTAACTCTGAAAACTCAAATGCTTGTCCTTTTAAAACACATGCCACACCTTTTGTGCTGTTCTGTGCAACTGTATCTTTAGTAAAGAATATTCTGTATTGTGTTCTATCAGGTATTACTACACTTTCAAACTGTGAAGCACTTGATAGGTTGTCATCAAATATAGACTGCACATTAGAGCTAATAGTACCAAGTTCAACGTCACCAATTCTTGCTGTACCTGCAACCGTTCTTAAACCATCAGGTCCTAAAAATATTAAGTCTCCTGCAAATTCCTGTATTGTGTCTCCGTTTATACAACCAATGTCTCTTGTTACGGCTGATATGGCAAAGTCACTTGAGGTACTACCACTTAGTTTAAATATTCTGTTTTCACAAAAGATAAATAAATTTTCACGAAAGACCTTTAGCCCTGTTATGGTGTCGTCAACCTTTATACTTCCTGAACCACTACCAAACGCATCTTCATCAAAAGGTTGGCTAAATACCAGTGTCTGAGGTGTAGTAGACTTACCTGCGTAAAACATGTGACTTTTAAATGCTGTCACAAACTTAGCACCTGCTACGTCACTATTACTTACATCTGTTGCAGACATTGCCATATTAAAAAACGTAGGAGCATTTGCTCCGTCCACTACTATTAACTTACTGTTACCATCAAAGTTGTATCGTTCAAAACTATATTTACCTGCACTTGTTCTACCTGTATCTCTTTCCGTCCAACTTGAGCCACCTGCTGTGCCACTAAATATCTTTTCTCCTCTGGCTGCCACAACCAAATCACCAAAAGTTGCTACCATTAATATTTTTTCACTGTCTGAACTTGTAGCAGGTACTATAGCACTTAGGTACTTACTAAATCCGTTTATTCTTCTGTAGCCACCTTCAATGTCAGGCTCAAAGTTTTGTAGTTCTAAAGCTTCTCCCGGTTGCATCATAAAAGTAGACCTGTTTAGAACCAATCCACCTTGGCAGTTAAATGCTACTGGGGCAGTTTGGGATAAATCAGGCATATTATAATGCTCTTAATACAGAAGTAGAGTGCGATGAATTGTTTCTAGGTATATAAGTAGAACGCACATACTCAAATTTATTTACTTGTAATGTTTGTATATTTTTAATTCCCTGCTCAAATCTTGCAAAGTTAAGTTGATATTGTCCTGTTTCTCCTCTGTACTGATACACAAAAGCAGTAGCCCCATCTTCTATAACTGCATCATATTGTGTAGGTATACTTGTAGTATCCCCATGTGCAGAAAGCGTAGTAGGAATTGTATAGTAGTCAAACTTTATAGAATATTTTTTATTGGGAAAAGGATAAAGCAAATAGTTATTATCTGCTGTTCTTATTATGTGAGTTGGAACACCACCACCTGTAAACTGCGTAACTGTAGTACCACTATCGTGAGTTGTAGCAGTTGTAGAGCTTGCCCCTCGTGTACACCCAGTTAATGTATTAGTGCTTATACCTGTGTATGATATCTGTTCATTACCAATATGAACTGTGCCTGTGCTATCAAAGCCTGTTGCACTTGTTAGGTCTATCTCGGTTTCAGTTGCATCTATAGCTTCTGCAGCCGTTGTTGAATTAATTTCATCTTCTTGTGTTATAAAATGATTTATATAATCATTGTAATTTAAAAGAGCTAATTTGCCACCACTTATAGATAAATCACTATCTTTTACTATTCTAACTGTGTTATAATCTACTGACTTTGTGCTAGTCGGTAGGTCATAACGCACTACACCTGCTGTAAGCGTTTTTGTTTCAGTAGCATGATTAAATGGATAATTAAATTCTTTTTGATTTATATATCGTATAGATTCATTTACAGCATTCTGTGCTTGTACTTGTATTCCTCTAGCATTAGAAAAATTACTAGAAGTAAGCTGTACTTCATTTAATCGTGCTAGTACATTATTTGTAAGTATAAGATAACTACTAGACAATTCTTAATCCTTATGTTAAATAGGATAAAGGGCAAGTCAATCCTGTTACACCTGCCCTTTATTTAGTTATAAGTTATGCTAATTGGTCTCTGTCAACGTCAGACGCTTCCAATGTACCCATGTCATCAACATCCATGCATACAGCAAACATTCGGATTACACCGCCTGTTGTTGTACCTGTCATTGCTTGGAGTTCAACATCAATAGTGTCAGAAGTACCACCAATAAGAACAGGAGTTTGTCCTGCCTTAAAACCGTAGTCTCCAACTGACGCTCCATCAAAGTCAAAGCCATCAACAAAGTTGTCCAAGTCACCTCCAGTAATACCAAAGTCAAAATCAGTGTCGGTTGAAGTACCTGCGTGAGCAGTTGTTACTTCAAAACCTGCACTTATTATAAGTGTATTAGCAGGAATAGTTAAGCCCGGAATCACATCATTTGCAGCAAGGGCAGTACCCTTATCGCTTGCAGCTGTTGCAAAATTCAGGTCAGCTTGAATCAAGTACGGTTGCCTACCTCTAGCTGTATTACCTCTAGATACAGAGGTTGTATTATCACCTAATGCCATAATTCAATCTCCTTTATATTGAAGAAACATACAACGCACGAGTCAAAGCTTCGGGTCGTAGTATCTTTCTACCGTACAGATGCATACCTCTAACGATGTCAGCAAAGCTGTCAGGGTCACGGTATGTTTCGGTTTTATTGATTTGCTCTGCAGAAGCAACTGCTGAACTATGTCCTGCACAAATAACTCCGTAGTGTGAGCTACCAGTGGCTGTTGCACCAGTAGGTCCATTACCTACGGCAGGTAAGTTGTTAGACATATACACTTTAAAACCGTGTATGTTGTTAAAGACAAGACCGTTTTGCAGTCCTGAACCACCAAAGTCAGAGTCCATTAGTCGTGAATCCTCATCCTTAAGAAGTTCTGCAAAAACTGGGTCAATTACAAGCCAACGTCCTTGTGAGTCCACAAATTGTTGGTCAAGTTTTCTTGACATCCTTGCAATAACAGACAATGGTGAAGCTTTAGCAGTAGTAGTATTCAAACTATCTCCACCTGCTCGTGGTACAACCACGATGGAGTTACCTGATGTACCACCATTAAAGTCTTCAGCGTCTACTTGCATAGTTGCAAGCAGTTCATTTGAGGCAGCAGTTGAAACAGCTTTGTCACCACTTGCTGTAGTGTTAGCTGCATTTGGTGTGCCATGCAATGCGGATTGTTTAAATCCTGATAGATAACCAAGAACTTCTTGGTCAAATTGGTCAGCCAGTCGGTAAGCAGCTCTATCACTTGCTAGTGATTGAAAATTTACATGACTGTGAGCTTCCTCAATGTCGTCAACTTTAAATGCAAAATAGTTTGCTTTGTCAACAACAAGACTAAAGTCTTCGTCATCTAAATCTTGAGGAGTAATAGTTGCTCCTCTTGTATAGCTTTTAACCGTTATTTCAGGCTCTTTGATAATTTTAACAGTATCTCCCATAGCTGCAATTTCACCAAAGTAATCCGAATTGGTAATCGCTTCAACAACAGAGTTTTTGCGAAAAGCCATTTGGACTTGTTTGGAATAAATTACTGGCGAGAAATTACCGTTAGGCAGGTTTCCATAACCTGCTGCGGAACTAAATGCCATGATATATCCTCCTATAATTTATATATTTGGCTAGGCTAAACATACAAAATTTATATAAGGGGCTGTTTCACTACAGGTGCAAAGAGATTAAGTTACATGATTCTTAATTTCAGTGGGCTGTGTTATTCAGGTAATCCGTAAAATTAATTGTTTGCCGTAATTGTGTGACAATAATCACACAGATGACTATAGTTATACTGATAAATAACTATATGTCAACACTTTTTTTCTTTGGTATTTCAATAAAGTTCATATTCATACTAAAAGACCTACGTTCCCCTTTCGTGTAAAAAGGATAAACGCAATGGAAAAGGTGTGATGGAAATACGTAAAAGTCACCAACTTTAGGTTTAACAACAAAATTAGTAGCTGTATATCCTGCAGACGTTCCATGTGCAAATTGTATATGTCCATTTGCAGGATGGTGGTCTTTATAGTCTTCTTCCCACTCCTCTTCTATTCCTTCTGGTAGCTTTAAATATCCTACACAAGATAGTCTAGAACCTGTGTGAATATGTAATGGGTTGTACTCATTTTCAAATTGACGCACAAACCAACCAGATACTATTTGTAATCCGTAATCAAATTTATCTATGTCGAGTTTTTTAGCACCCATAGAATTACGAAAATCTGTATAGGCTTGATACTGACCTACAAACTGTCCTAATCCCTTTTGTGCTATTGCAAGTATCTCTTCATCAAAAGCCAACTCTTCAGATACTTTACCCACCAGATTGTCTGCATAAGATTTTAACTTATCAGACATTTTACTATTTAACTTTTCAACCAATTCATACGGCATACGAAAGTATCCCATAGTAGGTCCAAATGGAGCAAACAACTCCATTTCTTTTTGTGGTTTATATATTATACTCATCTAGCAGAACCAGACACATCGTAAATAAATTTACCAGAGCGAATAGCTTCCATAATCGCATCTGATTGTTTCTCATATTCCGTTGCGGACATTTTTTGTACTGTAGACTCTTTTAGATAAGAAGCAGTAGCATCCTCTTGAGGTTTACTTCGGCTAGTTTTTGTATCTACAGATTTAGCTGCATCTTTACCTGTTTTAGGTTTTTTAGTGGAGATACCCATATCAGCTTTATATAAGTCAATAGCACGTCCTGCAGACCTTGCATCTGTCTCATTATCATATAATGCGTCTTGTACCCACTTTGGTTGACTCTCAGCCCACTCGTGAAAAGAATCGCTGTCTCTAATTTCATCAAAGTCAGGATGCAGTTTCATAAGCTCTACTTCTGCTTTTTCTTTTGATGCTGACATATGCATTTCATCAATAGCTTTGATTCTATCTTCTAATGCAACAGACTGTTCTTTAGCCTTTTTAGTAGCGATAGTTTCTACTATACCTGCTACATCTGGATACTCTTTTGTCCACGCTTCAATTTCTTCTTCGGACTTAGGCAGTTTCATTTCTTTTTTAGTAGCTTCACTTAACTGTCGTTTAATATTGTCAAGCTCTGTTTTAAATTCTTCTGCTTGTTTTTGTTGATGTCTTCTTAAATCAGAGTATCTCTTTTTAAAAGTTTTTTCCTCTGCATTTTTAGGTTCTTCTGCATCAACCTTTTCTTCTTCAGACGCTTCCTTTGTTTCGCTTTTTTGTTGTTTTATTAACTCTTCAAGTTCTTTCTCGTCACGCTCACGTCTTTCTTCTTGTGTGTATGGTTTAGATACAAAAGCCTTTTTTGGCGGTGACTTCATTTCTTCTGCAATTATTGCATCGCTCATAGTATTCTCCTTACTAGGGTCATCGTAGCCATGTCGGGGGATGAGTAGCTAGATATTAGAAAGTTTATCGTGTTCCTAAACCACGTCTTTGTGGTACAACTTGTTCAGGTCTACGTAAGTTTATTTGCCCTGCTATTTCAGGACCTAGTATCTTACCTAGAACTCTACCCTGTTCTGTACCCATTAAAGAACGTATTACATCTTTCTCTTCTTCAGATAAAGCTAGATACCGTTCTCTAAGTTGATTGAAAAATTCTTCCATATCTCATTATCCTTTTAAATAAACCTATTGGATAGACACCTGAAGATATAACCATTATACCATACAATCCTTTTAGTGTCAACTTCTTTTTTATAATTAATTGATGCACAGATTTTACAACAGATGCTTGCCACTTTGACTTAGCCACTAAGCCATCAGCTACATACTTGCCCCACACATCATAGCCATCCTGCCATATTTGTGATTGTTTTCTATGCCAACGTCTAAGTTCTTTTACTTCTGATATAGTCATAGTCTTTTGTTTGTATGATGCTGTGCAACAGTGTGTACCCGCAGAGTCTGCTCCACTACCTGACATTGTAGGTTCTGAAAAAGTATTACCAGTTGTACTATGTCCCTGCTGTTGAGTGCTTCTTTCTGCACGTCTTCTGGCTTCTCTTTCTGCAAAAGCATCCATAGCTGCAGCACTTCGCATAGCTTCTTGTTCGTTTCTTATACGCTCATCTCGTTCACCTGCATTTTCATTAACAAGCTTAGATTCTCTTGTAGGGTCATTAACAATTCTATCTCGTGCTAGTTCTGTGCTATTAAATTGCCCACGTTTTGCTCTTTCTGCTTCCAAGTTTTCCTTAAATGCAGCTTCAGTTTTTTCAAACGCTTTAGCTTTTTCTTTACTATATCCGTATAATGGGTCTTCTTTAATTTTCTTTATATTATCAGTAAGTTCTTTACCATCTTCTGCTCTAATTAAAGATAACTTACCTGCTTTTTCAGACTTTAAGTCAAGTATATTTCTTAATACGTTATATTCTTTATCGTTTCTATATTCTCCATTTAGTAGTTTATCAACAGCTTTTGTTCGTATGGCTCTGTCACCCATTCTTTGTAAACCCCCAAGTATAGGTATTCTACCAATACCTTCATCCATAAAGTCTCCTGCTTTACCCATAAAAGGAGATGGAGTCTTTGTGCCATCCATACGTCCCATGTCAGGTGGACGGTCTAAAGCAAAAGTTTTGGTATTTTTTCCTGACGCATAATCAATTCCCATAGAGCCTGAAGGACTTTTTACTTTCAAATAATTTTCAAAATCTTGTAGCTCAAAAGCTTCTGCACTTTTAGGAGCAACACCTGTTTGTGCGGTAGTTATACCCCTTGACGCTTCTTCTTCTGTACCTAACAGCAAGTTATCTGCAACTTTTTGCTGTTCCATTGTCTGTGGTGCTGTACCTCTATCAGAACCTGACTGCGTTGTATCTGTAGCCCTCCTATAATTAACTTGAGGTACACCCATAGCATCATCACTCTGTTTTCTTGGTCTGTACCCTTCAGGTATGGCTGACATAGGTTCACCACCTTTAAATGGTATCTGCATCTGCTGACCTGCATCGTTTACATATGTACGTAGCTCATCATATCCTGCCGAACCCATAAGGTCATCAAATGTTTTATTAGGTGCAGGAGGAGGTAAAACAGGCTGTGGAAAAGGTTCAACTGGCATAGTCGTAGCTGTTTGATTCATGGGAAATAATGTAGGTGCAGTTCCATAACTTGTTTGACCTGTTGTAGAAGTGTTTATATTAGGTGGCAAATATATACCTTGTTGTGCTTCTACTACACCGCCCTCTGCTAACTCTAGGTCATCCATGTCAAACGGAATGTCATCAGGTATAGTAGCTTCTTCTGAATTACCCATCTGCCCCATAGCTTCCATTACTTTTAATCCTTGCTTTGCTTTCTGTCGCATCTTCATTAGTGTATCAAGACCGTAGTAACGAACAACGTCAGCAGGAAATACAAACTCACCTTCACTTAACATAGCAGGTACATCATCTCTTACTTCTTCTTTTAATGAACCAATAGGTACATCATTACCTGATACTGGGTCTTTAGTACCACCTTGGTCTTTCATTCCCCCTTCTTCTTGCATGAAAGCCATTTCCATTTGTTCATTTACTGCCATTTATTTCATCCCTTAAGTATTTTAGCTTTCGTAAAGCTGACACCGCCCCTTGTGACCGATGTATGAGTATAGCATTATCAGATTGTTCTAACGACTTTTGTTGTTGGCTTATTAGATAATCAATATAGCTATTGAATGCTTTCCATTGGAGGTTGTTGTTCACCAGTGGCTTGAGCTTGCTGAGTGTTCGTTTGTGGTCTTGGTGGTTGTCCGACATTTCCTGTAAATCCTTGTTCATTTGGTACAGGAGCTTGTCCTACACCTATATTACCGCCACCTGCACCAGAAGTATCCATAGCATCAGCACCTGCAACAGGAGCTTCCTGTTCAGCTTGTGGAGCTTGAAAACCTTTCATTATTTCTGCTTGTAAAGCGGCTTCATCCATATTGTTGGTTACTTTGTCGGGGTCTAAATCCATTGACTTCGCAATCTCTCTAATGATATATTGAAACTTAGCAAAAGGAGCAAGAGCAGGGTTACTGGCTACAGATAAGAATTGCATTAGTCGTTGACTACGTACTTCATTAGCCATTAAACTTTCTGTACCTCTAGCTCGTACCTCTAGGTCTCCCTTTATCTTTGGGTCAAAATCAAATTGCATATTAAATCTAAAGAAACCTTCACCTAAAGGTCTCAATAGATAATCGTCTACGTTCTTTATAACTGTCTTAATACTACCACTTGCAGCACCCATAAGCATAGATATACCACTTGCAGTACGTCCTACTCCCTGCACCCCCGTTTGTCCGTGTGCAAATGATGGAAAGCCTGTGCTTTCATCTGCAAGGACTCTAGCTTTATCAAACAACATCATGTTCTCTGATGATACATTTGGAAACTTTGTACCAAAGATTGCTTGACCGGGAGCGCCGCCTTGCCTTCTAAATATTTTTCCGGGATAAAGTGATAAGTCTTGTCCGGGAACTAAGTTTGTTTCATCTACTTCAACAATAAGATTACCCGATAATACTGCATTGTCTACAGCCATACGCATAAAACCATTCATCAACGTCTGTGTATCATCCATATTCTCTGCAATACCTACCCCAAAAAAGCTATAAGGATTAAGTTCGTAAGGTGCAGCCATGTAAGGTATCTTTGCAGGTTTAAATGGATTTAATACCATACGTATAAGTTTACCATTACATATCCATATGTTTGCTTGTAATTCGTCAAACTCTTGTAATTCAGGTGGTATTTCTACACCATGCTCTTCTATAAGAGTAGTATCTACCATACCCCAATACTCTAGAACCTCAAATCTATCTACACCATGTTCAGGTGCATAGTCAGATAAATCGTCTTCCCAATACATTTTGTTATAGTTTTCACCAATGCTTATTACTTCATCAATAACAGTGTCTCTAAAGTATGGTCTCTTTTTTAATGCTCTTAGTTGTGAGCGAGACATCTTGTGTCTTTCTACTACATACTGTGCTTCATCTATATTGTTTGCATCAGGGTCTGGATAAAAGTTCCATACAGATACGTAGTTTACTTGTGGTACAGTTTTAAATGTAGGGTCATATGTACCTTCTTCATTCCAATTAGGATACTCTTTGTCTATAGCAAATGGTCCTTTCATTATACCTGTACCAAATAAAGACATTTCAAATGCAGAACTTCTTAAATGTTTATTTGCTCCTGACTCTTCTAACTGGTCATGTATTTTCTTTTGCATATTTTTTGCAGCTACCATAGCAGGACTAAATGTTACAGCAGAAGGTGTCATACCTGCACCCTCTTTAAGTTTGTCTTTTACTGGTTCTAATTTATTTTCTAAACTTCCCAGTTTATCTAACAATGATATTTCTGTTGCTCCCGGTGGCAAATCATTTCCATCACCTGCATACCCATAAGGGCTTTGCATTTCACGTACTTGGTCAGGTTCGTTAGGGTCAAAGTTAACGTCACCCACAACACCTTCTGGTAATTCGGTTGGCTCTACGGAAAGGGGGAATTTTTGGTTGGCAAATAGAACGTCAACTATTTGACCATATGCTGCAAGAGTTTTAGTCTTTGTTACTTTTATAAATACACGAGACTTCTCTGCTTCAGTAAATTGTACATCGGAGCTATATAATCCTCTGTAGTTTTTATACGCTTTCAACCATCTTTGTTCATCTTGATATCTATAGTCTTCTGAGCGTTTATACCTATCTATTACAAAAGGAATAATACTATCTACGTTAGCATCTTCTATTGTAGAATCATCTGTATCTTGTAACGCTACAGAATCCTCTTCCATCATTATATCTTCTTCAGCCATTTAGTCTCCTTAATATCCGAAAGTAGAATCTGCTATCGGCATTGAATTTCCTCTAGTCATACTTGGGTCATAATCAAATATACTAAACCTTGGTCTCGACATTATACCATATCTTAAGGCATCATACAAGTGGTCTTCTGCTTTTGTGTCTACATCCTCTGGATTTTTTTTATCTAGTGGAATTGATGGTAGTTGAGAAACAGTTTCTGTGCAAGTATTGAAAAAAATCATACGTGGTTCTTCAGTAAACTCATCAATTTGTAATCGTCTGTGTACTTCGTTTTTTCCTGCAACTCTACTTCCCTTACTTCTATCTGATGGTCTCCAACGACACCCTTTACTAATCATTTGTTCAGCCAAGCTAGGACCAGTATCCCCACGCTTATGCCACAAAGAACTGTCCAAAACACCATATCGAATATTTCCATCACCTGCTTCTCTTTCTAATACCATGTCTGCTAAGTCTGTAGCTAGTATTTTTGATACGTATAGTTCTCTGTATACTACTAACTGTTCACTAGGCGATACAGCAAACCACAAGACACCTGAGTAACTACCATATCCATAGTCGCATGCTCTAAACTTTACCCAGTTAGATGGAATGTTAAAAGGCTCAACGACATGAATGCTACGGTTGAACTCAGTAAAAGCTGCACCTTCTTTAATGTCCCAATCCCCTTCAAGTAACTGTCTTTTTTGTTGTTCTGGGAGGGAGAGGAGCATGGCTTCGTAATCACCTGATTTTGATAAGAATGGGTTGTCGGATAATCGTGCAGGTATGAACTTTCTTTTAAACAAAGCCTTTCCTGCTTTAGCGTGTCCAGATGGGTAGCGTAATACTTCTCCTGTTTCAACATTGGTTGCATCAAATTCCTTTCCGTATGGTGCAGGGTCTATAAACATTTTTTTAACCCAAGCGTGACCTCTTCCACCGGGGTTTGTTGTTGCTCTCATAAAGATGGGTAGGTCTGGTGCAGTAGAACGTAAACGACTTCGCATATAGTTCCAAGCAAATGGTGTTGCCCATTGAGTAAGTTCATCAAATCCTATCCATGTAAAAGCTAATCCTTGGTATCGTAAAACATCATCATCCCTATCTAGGTATGACATCCAGAGTCTTGCCCCCGATGGGGCTGTCCATTGCATCTTTCGTTCTGACCATTTGATGCCTTTCCATATTTTCGGATATAACTCCTGACTTTTAAATATAAGTTCCCGCAGTTCTTCAGTAGTATGCCGCAAAAGTAAGCCACTGAACGAAGGATGTCCCATGTAGCGTAAAGGGTCGGCAAGCATAGCATAAGACTTACCACCCCCTGCTGAACCGCCATAGAGAACTTCTCTTTCACTTGCTGCCAGAAAAGTTGTCTGAGGACCTTCATTCGGTTTAAATAAAACATTAGCATGTTCCTCTTGAGGTGATGTTTCATATGAAACTTCCTGTATCTCAACCTGTGGCTTTTGCTCCAGTTCTTTCTTCTTCAAGGGCTTTCGCTTTGGCGATTGCCTTTTCCGCATAGTCTGCCCACTGGCGAATGCCTTTAGCTTGGTTCTTACGCTGTCGCTCATTATCCAACCGTTTTCTCAGACCTACATGTGATATGTAGCGTTCTGTTTGTTTTGTTAGCCAATTTGCTACTTGTCGATATGAATATTGATTTACATATCCTCTAGCTTTTTCTAACAAGTCTAATTCAGTAGGTACAGGTCGTAAAACGTCTGGGTCAATTTTATCTTGTACATAACCGAAAGGTATAGTTCTGGCAATACGTGGTATAGATATCCACTCGTTATCTTCTTTTACATCTGTTGGTTGTGGTAGCTTCCACCTGCCTATACTATTAGTCATCATCTGTTGGTGCTTTCGGTGGCATTAGCATTACACCACCTGCTGCTTCCACTTGCATCTTTTCTGTTTTTACTAAACCTGTTCTGTCTAGTATCTCTCGTGCTGCTACCATTTTTTCTTTTATACCTAACTCTGTCGGGTCAAGCATAGCTCCTGTCATTGACATAGCAGCTTTTGGTGCGTTACGTGCCATAAATAATTGTGTAGCTTCAAGTATCTCGTCCTTTAAACCTTTCACAATATCTGCAACACTAGATGATTCAGCATATCCTGCAATCTTCTTTGCTGTATTTAAATCTCCACCTGCTTCATCAAAGAGAACAGATAAAAGTTTTTGTTGTTTTTCTGTAAGTTGTCTACTCATTTTTTACCTGTTAGTTTTTTCCACCAATCTTTTGGTAGGTCACGTTTAGCTTTAAAATTTATTCCCCCACCACTATCGTCAACATCAACTCTCCAATTCTTTCCGTATTTGAAATGAGGGTCTTTTAAACCCCCTTCAAATTTTAAAGTTTTAAAGTTTAGAAAATTATCTTTATAAGAATATTTTTTTCCGTTTTCACCCATATTAACACTTCCACCTTCTTCTAGCCTGTCGCAGTCTACTGTTTGGATTCTTTGCCGCTTTAGGAAACTGCTTCATCTGTCCTGCACTTCTTGCACAGTAAGATTTTCTTCTACCTGCTGCCTTGCTTCCCTGCTTTACCTTACCTGTAACTGCAGTCTTTAAGTTACCACCTGTACGTCTATTATACTTAGCAACTCCTGCGGCAGTCATACCTGCACCAGATTTAGTGGGTCTTTTATCTCCACTAGAAACAGACATACCTGCCATATTATTTTTTCTTTTAGGTCGCATTAGTTCAGTTCAAAATGAGGACCATCAATAAATGGTCTTCTGCCCTGACTCCTACGTAAATCTATATAAGCATTCATAGCTTCTTCCATAGTTTGATTCCAGTCAGTTATATTGTCTATATGCCACGCAGCTCCCCAACGTAATTTAGCTCCAGTTTCTTTGGCTGCAGCTTTCATTGCGTCTGCAATGTCATCGTACAAGTTCAATTCCCAACATGGTTTCTTGCCATCGTAAGCCATAAGGTCTACTGCATGTGATGTATCGTCATCTTGTAAAAGGTGTTTGCTGCGCATAGTCTGTGAGCGTCCTGCTTCATATAGTTTCTTTTGAGCATCCAAGGTACGAACCCCATAGATAACTCCAAAATCCACTTTCGTCAGCTTTATGGCTTCTTCCACAGTCTCTACTAACTTAGGGTTTACACCCTCTAACTTTCTATAACTTTTCTTTGATAAATGAAATGCCATTTTTTCTCCCTTTAACTAACATATTATATATACCACTAGGCAACCAAACACGAACATAAAACAGTGGGTAAGTAGAGCTTGTTTGTTCACCCTCTTTTTTTCCTGTCCTTTACAGTCTTCTCATACTCTCCTTGAAGACTTTGCATTAGTTTTTTTCTTCTTTCTTCTGCAGCTAAATCTAGTACAGGTTGAAATACTTCTTTAATAACTCCTGCTACCTTTTTACCACCTTTTAACTTATTCGTTATTTTGTGTTTAAGAAATGTTGTACTCATTATTTCTTCTTTCCTTTATTAAAAAATTTACCTGCAGACCTTGTAGCAAAGCTTGCACTTACGATAGCTCCTAACGCAATCTGATACCACTGTGGCATACCTGCAAGTGCTTCAAATCCATCTGCTACTACACCCCTGCCCCACTCACCCATGAAGCTCAGTACCAGAGGAATACTGAATAGCAAGGTAAGCCATTCGTCCTTCCACGAGCTTTGGGATGCCCTCATAGCAGCTAAGTCCCAGTCTATCTCACCTGTAGCTTCTTTCATACGAATGGTAGCTTCAGCCTTTTGTATGGCTGTCTTACCATCAACGTAGGAAGATGCTAAACTTGTTACTGAACTAAGTAGTGTGCCTATCATTTTCTTGCTCTATTTCTACTACGATTAACTACTCGTAGATTTCGGGGTGCATTATTTCTAGGGTTCTTATCTATATGGTCTATGTCTTTACGGTCACCCTTGCGTACTGTTCCGTTTCGTGTTAATGCTCGTCTAACTTTATTCCTAGACGCTCTGTTCTTCTTTTCGTTTGGCTTACCACCACTTAACGAATATTCACGTTTGTAGTTTCTAACCATTCTCGTTACAGGTACAGTCGTCAGAACATTTTTTATTTAATAAGGCACACCATAATCTTTTTAGATATCGTATCATCGTTCTTCCCTTTCTACTATTCTGGGTTCGGATTTCTCTGCTCCCATCCATATGGCGAAACTTCCTGTCATCGCCCCAGTAATCACGGATATGAGTCCTGCTTGTTGTGTCGTCAACTCTGGCTGACTCAAAGCCCATTCGATACAGCGAATATAAACGCCTGTCATAACTAACATCATCAATCTTGGTAGTATTCGCCATCTGTCAAGTGTCTCCGGACTCATTTTTTTCTTTTTCCTTTATAACGTGGTCTATCCATTCACCATTATCGCCTGTTGTTTCGCAGAATACACAATGAGTGCTTCTATGTTGGTGTCCACATATTTCGCAAGTTATTAACTTTGCCCCTGCAATGGCATAAGGACCATGCCTATATTCTTTTTTATCATTGGACATCTAAGACTTTAGTGCGTCTAAATCTCGTTCTTCGATAAATTCTCTAACATTCGCTTCAGGAACGCAGATAACTTTTTCAATAGGTCTTCCTCCATACTGTCCTACCAATGTCTTTATAAAAGGAAGCGGATTATCTCGTACATAGTCTCTACACTCCACTGAACTGTGGAAGTGACCGTGTTCTTTCGGTTGTTCAAATACGTATACATCTTTCGTGCCATCCGAATGCACTCCTAACATTATTGCTACCGCAAACCAAGTTTCTATCATTATTCAAAGTACCCCACGTTATGTAACCTTTCTATAACTTCTGGTTTTTTTAGAGATGCCTTTAGGTTGTTTAACGAATTGTTTACCTTTTCTTGTGCCTTCTCTTTTAGCTCTAGTTGTTGCTGCGTACTCTTGGGGTGATAGAGCTTTAATTGCAGCTGTTGGAAGATAACGCTCTCCAGTTTGTTTACTGGGCTTACCACTCTTTGTTCTCCACTTTTGTTTTGACCATGATTTAAGACTACGCTGTGACTTAGCAAGAGCCATTACTTGTAGCCCCCACCACCTTTTTTATAGCGTTGTGCTAATAGCTGTGCTTTTCGTGCAGACCACTGACCGGGATTGCCACCCTTAGACCCTGCTTTGATAGATGAGAACATACGCTTTCTCATTCCGGGCTTTGTATAGTTACCTGCTTTGTTAACTGTGCTTTTCGCTTTTACCATTTCTGCTCTCCCAATACTCTTCACCGTAATCGTGAAATATTTCATCACCTTTTAAAATAGGTTTAGCTGCTTTAAATCTCACAAAGTTATTATCTTCATGAATATCCCATTCAGCGTTGGGGTCACTATTATGATTATACATCATAGCGTGTCCTAAAGGAACTAAATACTCGTCTTCTTCGTTGGGTGTTTGAAATACGTAGTCGTGTAGAATACAACTGTCTGTCAAATCAGAATCATCAGTAACAAGATAATAGCACAATTCAAGAGTATCGCCTACTTTATAATTTTTATCAGCAAAGACTCCGTAGCCATGTACGGATGACTCAGATAGGTAGACCATTACTTATTTAGTTTTTCATGCCTTTGACTGCGTTATAAATAGCCGCAGCTTCTGCCTTAGTTAAGTTTTTACTTCTAAGCATTGCAGCCTTAATAAAAGCGTCTTTACTAGACATATCAAGTTTTTTAACGTCTGCACCTGATTTAGCTTTTAAGACTTTACCACCGCCACGCATCATCTTCTTCTTTGCCATTTTAGCCATGCCGCCACCCATCATTTTTTTCTTAGCCATTTTAGCCATTCCACCACCCATCATGCGCTTCTTAGCCATCTTAGCCATTCCACCACCTTTGAGCTTTTTCTTCTTCGCCATCTTCGCTTTACCCATTGCCATCTCTAAGTTTCCTTCTCTCTAGTACTAATGATTCAAACACATCTTTTGGAAAGTGTTTGTAATACCCAGACTTTTCCAAACTTCGTGCGGCATCGTCTAGGGCAGATAGTCGCTGCACGAATACCATGCAGTAACTTAATGTCTCGTCTGTTACACCGTCATCAACGAGAAAATCCAGACCTGCTTCAGTAGCATCGTAGTCTGGATGAAACACCATAAGGTGCATGTCTTTACCACAAACAGAGAGAGCTTCGTTCACACCATCGCACCAACCATCTAAATAATTTATATCTGGTAGGCTCTCATCTGCCCATACAACAATATCATAGTTGTGTGTGTCAAACTCTGATACTGTCTTTAGTAATCCGTCTAAACCTGTATTTATAGAAAATGTAACTTTATCTTCTAGCCATGCTTGCTTTGCGTAGGGGCATGGAGGTAGTCCATTTAACTTTTCACTGGGTACTTCTAAGAACTTATGTGACCAATTCCGTATGTCACTCTCTATTACGTGTACTATACTTTAAATCCCATATTGCGAACAGCACTTTTACCGGCAGCAGACTTTGCTAGTGCCTTCAAGCCTTTGTTTGGTAACTTGTCTGTGACATCACCGCCGCCTGAATACATGTGTGGCTTACCATTAGCCATGCCACCATTCATCATTTCTGCTTTTTTCATTTTCTTCTTTAGCTTATCCATGTCAGCCATGCCAACACCTATAGATATTACTGGAACTTTCTTACCCATCAGCTTCTGTCCACCCTTCTTTACGCATTGAGTCCTCTACATGTTTAAGAGAGAACTTTTTTCCGTACTTTGCTTCAACAGCAGCACGGACATAGAACACATCACTGTGTGGAATGTGTAACTTGTCAAGTGTATTAGTACGAATGGCTTCATAAAAAGCCACAAGTATATCATCTGTGTATAGTTTTACAGATTTTTTAGCCAAAGTCAAGCACTTTCTTACAAAAATATATGATAAATACCACTTAAGTGTACATTTAAGTGTTATTAGCAATCTAATTAATAAACATTTTAATGAAACACTTTAAGTGAACCTAGTTATGTATAATTATACCACGTTTGTCAACCCTTGTCAATAGTTAATTTATACTTTCGTGCATTTAGTTGTCAGTTACCCTTGTGGTTAACACTTAAAAAACCTCATCTGTGTATTTCTCTGTACACGTATACGCTACACCCCCCAGTGGAGCTTGCCTACCCCATGCAAGAAGTATGCCACTATCACTTTCCACCCCAAAAAAACACTATTTTAGCATGTCATTAATTTGAAAACGCATATAAGCCAGTAAAATAAGGGACTTCATGCATAAAGACAACTGATTTGCTATCATTTGACGCATTTGTCAAAAAATTGAACTCAATATATTGACAAAAAAGGGTATCCCCATGGTAGCAGTGCATAAAATACCACCACCAATTTTAATTGTTGGCATGCCCCTTTTTTTATTCCAGTAAAATAAAACTTTTTTTACTAGTTATAATAGAGAAAAAATAATTTCACTTTTTTTAAACTTTTTTTATTTATTTTCAAACTTGGCACACCGCTTGCAACATGTTCGGTGTAGTCGGCAGTAACGCATTCGGAACTACTTGAGACAGATACACCGCTTAGTGGCAACGCACTCAACTGAACACTATTATGACTTTGCAAGAGTTATGTTACATTGGTTTGCAAATGTTTTGATACTGTCCTAGTCGGTAACACGTTCCAAGTTTTTGACGTGTCGCATTCTGACTGGGGAAAGTCAAAACGGAAATCCTTTGGTAGGCACGTGATAGATGGGCATAGCTAGTTGAGAGCAACACTATACGCTTTTACGACAAGTGCATTTGATTATCCCACGCATTAGTAATTAACTCAAGATATGGCTTGGCAATAACAAGGCGGTTTTAATAGTTGTACCGCCTACCTTTAGAAACTCCGCTAAAGGATACGCATTTGAGGACGTGATGCACTAAAACTACTATAACGCTAGATTATTAATATATTGTTATTAACGTGAACGTGAGAAACTTGGTTTTCCTTACATGCCAACACAATATATGAAACTCTAGATTACTCACCAAAATTTAATTTGATAGGCACTGTAAAACGTGTGTCGTATGTGCCTATCATTAATTTTGTTGACTTATATGTTTTGGGGATATAATGATATATCCAGACGACTAAACCAACCAACATACATAGGAGATGTATATTATGAAAAATACAGAATTTTATATCGGAAACGTAAACGTCAAATCAACTACTAAAACTTTTAATGAGATTAGTGGTGTCTTTTATCAAAGAACAACTAAAAGATACAACAAGCCAGTAGGCTCAATCTCTAGTCACAAGCAGTATTTCTCAGTTGATAGATGTCCGATTACTGGACAATGGAAGTCTAAGAAAAAAGCTTCTTAATTTTGGTGGGTACAGTGCATTTGTGCATTGTATCCCCACAACATATAACCAACCAAGAAAGGTGACCCATGATAATATATGATTTATCAAAACTATCGCAGGAAGTACGAGACCAAATACTTTCCAGTGAGAAGTATACAAAATGGTTTTCGGAGTTTCCAAGTAAGCTATTCAACAAGGATAATCCCAAAACTGTAAAAGGTGAAAAGCTAAATGTTAGCACCATTGTTGAATACTTTGCACCAGAAAAATTGTCTGGTGTTAACATGTGTTCAATGGCAGGTGTGGCACAATGTGCAAAGCCATGTTTAAACAAGGCAGGACGTGGAGCAATGACTAGTGTACAGTTATCACGCATTAGAAAGACAATGTTTTTTAACCAGTACCGCAAAGAGTTTCTTGAGATGTTCAAGAAAGAAGTTATTACACATGCGAAGTATTGCCAGAAGAATAATCTCATATGTGCAGTACGTCCGAATGGTACGTCCGATGTGAGATGGGAATTGATTATCTGGGATTTCATGGTAGAGATGCACCATAAATATGACGTGAGATGGTACGACTATACCAAGATTGCCAATAGGATTATACCAGATACAAAAGTATATGACTTGACTTTTAGCTATTCAGGAGTACAACTATACCAAAAGTTTGTTGATACCGCTAAAGCTTTAGGTATGAGAATTGCGGTAGTGTTTAGACATGTAGAGGATATACCCACGCAGTTTATGGGTATGGACGTAGTAGGTGGTGACGATAGTGACGCACGTTTTCTAGAGCCACAAGGTGTAATATGTGCATTGTATGCAAAAGGCAAGGCAGTACATGACAATAGCGGATTTGTAGTAGGATAAGGAGAAATACAAATGAATGACGATATAAAATTTGTTATCACTAAACACATGAGTGATGAACAGAAGCAGGACATAGGCGAGATTATTGCTGATGTTCTAATGAGTATGAGTGATGACACTAAGTCTATGATAGACTACTATGGGTCAGATTTCACATGGGACGTAGTAATAGGAGCAAAGAAAAATGACTAAATGGAAATATGTAGTATGGGTGGGTGGTTGTGATGACTACTACACTACCTATGAGAGAGCAAAAGAGCATTATGACGAATGGATTGAACAAGGCTATGATGATGTAATATTAGAGGAGATAAAAGAATGAGAACAGTACCAAGATATGTAGAAATGATGGCGAGTAGTGGACACATCAAGCCATTGTCAAAACTTAAATTAAGATACTCTGCTAAGAGAGTAGACGTATACTATAACCTACATCACAAAACTTTTTCCATACGACACAAAGGAATAGTGATTGGACATAGCGACAGAGTGACCATTAAAAATCCAGAGTATGTAGTGCAGGAGAAAGGTAGGCAAAGAGTATTGAAGGAGAGAAGTAAGAACGTACACGCTTTTGTGCGTGGAATACTTGTAGATGATAAGACTATGCGTGACCATTATGGGTGGCTTAAACCCATGCCACGTTCAGTGTCTTACAATCCATACAAGTCGGCTAGTTTTAGAGATACTATAACTGGCGAAGTCGTAAGAAAATCAGACTGGGCAAGTTTGATAAAGAGAGAAGATACACCCCCAAAAATATGGAGTTACTAATGAGTTATATAAACCCAAGATATACGCAGATGAAAGAAGAGAATGATGCTATGAATAGTCTGCTAATAGAGAGAGATGAAGAAATAGAGAAACTAAAAAAAGAAGTAGCTAGATTAAAAGCTAGTAATAAAAGATGGTATAACATCTACAAAGATTTAAGAAAACTTGAAGATAGACATCAAAAGGTATAAGGAGAAAACTAATGACTAAAGAAAAAGCAATAGCATTAATATGTATACTTATGGTAAGTGGGGCATTCTTTATGATTGGTCTGACTTTCATAGGTGCGATGGAAAGTACAAAGATAGATGACTTGGGATATAATGCGAGAGATATGGTAGCCTTTTTACTATCACTAGTAATGTTCTCTGTATCTTTAGTAGGTATTATATTGGTGACATTAGCAGTCACAGTTTTTGCATATAAGGAAAGTCAGACTAATGGCAAAAACA